GGCCTATAGTGCGTGTCTTATCGTACTAACATCCTTTACAGGTTATAAATGGTTTACCACACTGCTATTGTGGGCAGGACTAATCGCAGCCAGCCCCTTGTGGATACCTTTAAGCCTTGTATATGTTGTTTGTAATGGTCTATACCGTCGATTTAAGAAGGCCTAAGTTATGTGGGTGTTAGTGTTCTCTATTGTAGCGTCTTACGTCGCACAAGGGTCTATGATCCCATATAAAGCCGATATACGTTTAACCTTTAATACGTATCAACAGTGTTCTACGTATAGGCTTGAGCGTATAAAGAAAACTAACGTTTACATTAAACCTTGTGTATTATTGGAGAATAAAAACCATGAGTAAAAACCTGTTGTCTAAGAGTGTTAGTTTTGAGGCCCCTTATGCCATCTTTGAGGGTGTAGGTCCTTTCGGTGTCACTGAAATTAGACTACTCAAGACCTATCAGACACCTAAGAACGAATTAGATAACACCTACGCTAGATGGTTCATTGCCGCTAAGTCAGACATGACACACGGCGGTATTGATATGGGTGATGATTACGTAGACACTACTGTACGCGGTCTTACGTTGACTTATGCCAGTGAAGAGTTTAAAGAACAGTATTGGGAGACCTTAAGTAGTCTTAAAGAAAAGGCGGGTTTTCGTACTTACACTATATTAGAAGAGGACTTAGAATATGCTAAATGAAGAAGTAGAACATGAGACCCTAGAGGCCTTATGGGAACACGAGTTTCAGTATATGCCTATGCATGAGGTAATTAAATTAGCGAAACAAGCTTACATCTTTAAACTTCATGCATTTCCGACAGGTAAATTACAAGATTATGTCTTACGTACCTTACCTATCAGTGATCTATAGAAAGGATTAAAATCATGCGTTGTAAAGTATGTGATAAAAGGTTGACAAAAGAAGAAAGCGTAAAGAAAGACCATAAAGGCAATGGATTTCTAGATACCTGTTCGTCCTGTATGGGTGAAATTTATTATTCTAATTCGCAATTTGAATTCGATCTATGGGTTGACAAGGCGAAAGAAGACCTATAGAATACTTAAGTGGTCCTAAGGGATATCCTTTAAGTTATATCTTAAAGTTAATACCTTAGGACCCTTAGGACCCTTAGGACCCTTAGGACCCTTAGGACCCTTAGGACCCTTAAGACCCCTTAGGACCCTTAAGAAGGACTAGAGACAATGAAGTATAACGGGTGGGTTGAAGTCTTAGACGTAATGGACCCTAAGGGGCCTATAGATAACTTTATTGTAGGTCTTTTTAAGTTGACGTTATGTTTTTTAGTGTGTATGATTTTGTTAATCGCTTTTTATTTCTCAGTCACATAAGGTGAAGGTTATGTCTAAAAAGAATAAAGCTAACCGTAAGGTTAAAGACCCTGTTAAGGTCAACATGGATAAATTCCATAGGCCTAAGGCCTTTAAGTCTACTAAGGTCTTGTTGGACACTAAAGACGTAGACCGTGAGTTGTACGAATATTTAGAAGGTTATGATCATGCGGAATAAATGGGAAATTGTTAGTGAAGTCTATGAAGATGGTTCCTTTTGTAGTGATTGTGAATATTACGATAAGTATGGTGACTGTAGACTACTCACACAAGGCCATATGGTGGCTGAGTATTGTTTAGGTTGGGATACTTGGATGGAACATGAGGAGAAAGAGGAGAAGGACTGTGAGTGACTTTGTGAGGGACCTAAGGGCTCATAAAACTATGAGTCAGTTTCTAACTAAAGAGGACTTGTATCAATCTCTTAATGATGATAGGTTAAAGGCAGCGGACAGGGCTGCGGAGCGTGTTATGGAGCGTAGGCCGTTGCCTAATTTGTCCGACAACGGAAGCCCGAAACAAGCGCCCTCGAAACCGGACGCGAAGGCAAGGGATAACCGGCGTGATTAACTTCTGGACGAAGCGGGTCTATTCAAGGCTTGAGGTTTGGATTGTTATACCGACTATCGGCTTTGCTTTACTGGACCTGATAAAATATCTGATTTCGTAAACGAGCGAGGTAAGGGCATGAATTGGGACCACACATACAGACAGCTTGAAAAAGGCGAGTTTATAAAAGCCACGGATGAATACCTTGAAACGGATCATCCTTGGCACGGTGGAAATGATTGGTGGAGACAAGCGCCGCCACACATGAAAGGGCGTAAAGCGTCCGATCCGAATTGTCCGGCGCATACGATTTATCGCCGTAAGATTAACGCCGACTAACGAGGCTATGGAGGGCAATAGAATGGAGACAAGATTTAGCAGTAAAGTTCCGGCAGATCATGCGGTCTGTATGCCGTCGATGGTATCCGTAAACCTTCGCAGTAAATATGAAGTGCCTGACGGAACAAAAGTCATGGTTTTTAATCCTGCGAACATCCCAGACATTGAAGCCGCTATCACTAACAAGAACGCGAACGCATAAGAGCGAGGTAAGGGCGATGGAAAAAGGTGACTACGTTCTGGCGACCAAGTACAGCGATGGAGACCCTGGCGATCATTGGTGCGTCGGCTTCTATGATCGCGTTTTAGATAATGTCGGCGGCGTTGAGCGACACATGGTTACTGATGATAAGGGCAACCAGTTTCGCGGCAACGGGTTTCGCCGCGTAGCAAAGATTAGCGCCGAGCGTGGCGCGTACTTATTGGAGAACGCCAAGACAATCGACATTGGTAGTCGGTCTGTCTGGTGGTGGAAACGCACTCGCATGAGTGCCGAATAACGAGCCTATGGAGAGCATGAAATGCAAAACGGATATATCGACATACCCGCCGATCAAGCAGTCAAGTACAGCGCCGATTTAAAAAAGAAGGAAGGTGTTTGCAAGGTGATGCCCCGCGCCCGTTTCTCTTTTATGGGTGATGGCTCTATTCAATACGCTGGATTGGTTTGTAGTTCATTAGATATGGCCGGTGACGCAACTGGTATCGGTGCCGGATCATGTAAAAACTGCATCCTATAAAAGAGCGAGGATAGACACATGATTGATAAAGTCTTTATAGTTTTTGAATACGACGGTTATGACTACGCAGGTGTCAAAGGTATCTTTGCGTATCGTCATGATGCTGAAGTATTTCAAGAGACCCTTACGGCCTCTGATGATGGCATGTGGTATTCATACTTCATCAGGGAACATGAGGTTAACTACGCACTAAAAAAAGAACACGTTGTGAAAAAAGTTGTTGACGGGGACATTTATCCTCTATAGAATACTCTTGTAGCTTGAAGGAAAGGACTACACACTATGACGCAAGTACAGTTAATCGAAAAACATCTTGACTCTGGTAAAGGTTTGTCGCACTATGAAGCCATGAACCTCTACCGTATCGCATCACTCTCTCGTCGTATTAACGACCTAGAGGGTCAAGGGGTTCAGATCAAACGTGAGACCCGTAAGGATATCACTGGTCGCCGTTACACCCGTTATTCAAAAGCAGCCTAAGGAGCTTATAGATATGATTTTAGAAGGTACTGTAGCATTTTGTAACCTCGCTGAGACTGAGCGTTACAATGGTCAAGACACTGGTAAATACTCTGTCGTTCTGGTGATGGATGATGAAGATGCAGCTACCCTTGAGAACCAAGGTGTTCGTATCAAGGAATACCAGAACAACAAGCAGCGTAAATTCGCCAGTAAATACTCTATTGACGTACTGGACGCTGAGGGTAATGTAGTTTCTAAACATATCCCTTATGGCTCTAAGGTACGTATTAAGTGGAAAGCAGGTCCTGAGCATCCACAGTGGGGTACATCGACCTACCTTGAGAAGATCAAGGTTCTGGAGTATGCCGAACGTGATGGTGATGACGCTGGAGACGAAAAGGACTTCTAATATGTGGTCGGGTCAACCAGACTCTGTGGTTGTCTCTAAGGTTCCCTGCCCCTCATGTCGTAATGAGGGCAGGGACTCCACCGGAGATAACCTAGTAATCTACGACGATGGTCATGGGTATTGTTTTAGCTGTGGCTTTCTTCAGACTACATCACTTACTTTTAATACGAAACCTAAGCTAGTAAGGAATATAGAAATGTCAGGGACGTTCAGTCCACTCAAAGACCGTAATATCTCTGAGAACATCACACGTAAATTTAACGTGACGGTGATCAAAGACGATAAAGGAAACATTATTAAACATGAGTACCCTTATTCAATCAAAGGCGGGACCGATATTGTCGGTAAGAAAATCCGCTCAGTTAACGACAAGAAGTTTTTCAGCGAAGGTGATTTAAAACAGGCTGGTCTATTTGGTCAGCAATTGTGGCGTGAAGGTGGTAAGTATGTGACAATTGTCGAGGGTGAATTAGACGCTCTCGCAGTCTCTGAAATGTTTGATGGTAAGTGGCCTGTGGTCTCCCTTAAGACAGGGGCTGCAGGGGCTCGAAAGGACATCAAGGAGCATCTTGAGTGGCTTGAGACCTTTGAGAATGTAGTGGTTTGTTTCGATAATGACCCTGCAGGTCAAAAGGCTACTCAAGACGTACTTCCTTTATTCTCCCACGGTAAAGTTAAGACTGTCGCACTGCCCCTTAAGGACGCAGGTGATATGCTTAAGAACGGTAAGGTACGTGAGTTTGTATCTGCATGGTGGGATGCTAAACCATACCGTCCTGTGGACGTTGTGTCCTTCAGTGACGAGCGTGTATGGGATGCCTTTGTCAAACGTGGCACTGAAGAAATCATCCCACTACCTGAGGCCTATGGCTCTTTGAATGCCATGATGAACGGTGGTATTGCTGCAGGTGAGGTCACTGTGATTGGAGCCCTTACGTCTATCGGTAAGACTACTATGGTATTCAATCTGTTGTATGACATGGTGACCCAAGGGAATAAAAAGATTGGTGCAGTGTTTCTTGAGGCCGACATTGGTGAGATTGCTGAGAAGGTTGTGTCACTTCATAGTGGTGAGAATATCTCATTAGTACCACAATCCCAACGCGACAATTCAGCCTATCGTAATTTCTACGATGACTTTAAGAAGAATGAGAACGTATATCTTCTTGAACACCTAGGTATGTCTGACGTGGACGCATTGTTCGCTAAGATGCGTTGGATGGCTAAGGGTATTGACTGTGATGTATTGATTGTAGACCCTCTACATGCCGCTGTACGGTCAGATGAGAACGGGACCATTGATGCCTTTATGGATCGGTGTCTCAAGCTCGCTAAGGAGACCGGGGTATCCATCATCATCATTAGCCACATGCGTAAGCCTAATGTTAAGGACCCGCATGATGTCAATGAGTATGATATGAAGGGCTCTGGCTCTATCAACCAGATTGCATTCAACACGATCCTGTTAAGCCGTGACAAGATGGCTGCAGACGAGTATACTAGGAATAGTACACTTGTGCAGCTAGTTAAATGCCGCCGTACTGGTCGTACTGGTCAAGCAGGGTGGTTGTACTACGAAGAAAACTCTGGTAGAATGATACAAGGCACCGCACCAGAATTGAAGGCAGTGGAAGATGAAGAGTTCTAAACTGGTTGTAGATATTGAGACTGACGCTATCCCTTCTACTAAAGTGTGGATGGTAGGCTGTCTAGATGTAGACACACAAGAAGAGAAGACTTTCCTGTATCCTGTGGACACAAAGGAATTGACTGAATGTTTAAATTCATACGAGACTATTATTGGACACAACATAATCGGGTTCGATCTGCCTGTGCTAGAGCGCGTGTTAGGCGTTACCGTGAGTCCATCCGTCAACACCGTAGACACCTTAATTCTCTCTAGGCTCTACAATCCACAACTTGAGAACGGTCATAGTCTCAAGGCTTGGGGTGAGCGTCTTAAGTTCCCTAAAGGTGATCATAACGATTGGACTAAGCTTACACCTGAGATGATTGAGTATTGTAAGCAAGACCTAAGGGTCACTGCTAAGGTTTATGAGGTCCTTATGGGTAGGCTTGCCGAGTTTGAGGGTGAGAGTATTGCCCTAGAGCATCGCGTACAACATATCATCACGTCACAGATTAATAACGGATGGTTGTTAGACACTAAACAATGTTGGAACCTTTTGGCTGACCTTAAGGTTCGTAAGATGGAGTTAGAACATGAAGTACATGCCCGATTTCAACCGCTACCAGTATTTATTAAAGAAGTCACTCCAAAGATTAACAAAGACGGTACGTTATCAACTGTCGGTCTTAAGTTCATTAGTGATGACAAGTCATACCTTAATGATCTTGTGGTTGGCACTTTTAGTCGGGTCGATTTTCCTGAGTTTAATCTAGGATCACGTCAACAGATCGGCAGGTACCTACAGTTCTTTGGGTGGGAACCTAAAGATTTTACAGAAAAGGGACAGGCAATTGTAGACGAGGCGGTCCTTAAAGATGTTACAGATATCCCTGAGGCCCAAATGATCGCTGAGTATCTATTGATCACGAAACGTATGGCTCAGGTAGACTCATGGCTTAAGGCACGTAAAGACGATACAGGACGTGTACATGGGGATGTCAATACAATAGGTGCTGTTACAGGACGTATGACCCATAGCAGCCCTAATATGGCTCAGGTGCCAGCCGTCTACTCAGAGTATGGTAAAGAATGCCGTAGTTGCTGGGTGGTCCCTGAGGGTTACAAGCTTGTTGGGTGTGACGCTTCAGGCCTTGAGTTACGAATGTTATGTCACTATATGAATGATGAGGAGTACACACATGAAGTCATTAACGGCGATGTCCATACAGCAAACCAAAAAGCTGCTGGATTACCAACAAGAAATGATGCAAAAACTTTCATCTATGCGTTCCTCTACGGGGCTGGTGACGCCAAGATCGGAAGCATTGTCAAAGGCACAAGTGCAGATGGTGCAAGACTTAAAGAGTCTTTCCTCAGCAACGTTCGATCTCTTGGAGAGTTACGAGAACGTGTTGAACGCGCTACAGGAAGAGGATACTTACGAGGTCTAGACGGTCGTAAGTTGATCATCAGGTCCCCTCATGCGGCCCTTAATACACTACTGCAGTCTGCAGGTGCCATTGTGATGAAGAAGGCACTTGTAATCTTTGATGATTATCATCGTAAGTGGAACCTCGACGTTAAATATATAGGCAACATTCATGATGAGGTCCAGATGGAAGTCAGGGCTGATCAAGCAGACAAAGCTGGTTGGTTGTTTGTAGAGTGTATTAAGGCTGCAGGGACACAGCTTAACATGAGGTGTCCGTTGGACGGCGAGTACAAGGTAGGTGACACATGGGCAGAGACCCACTAAGACGTGATCAGGAACGCAAAAGAATTCTAGATAATCGTAAGAAAGTTCTTGATCACTTTAATCATAGGTGTTATATTTGTACTATAGAGAGTGAGTTTACTTCGATCTATGATCTACACCATGTTAACGACAAAGAAAAAGAATACTCAGTTTCAAACATAATTGGACACAGTTGGGATAAAGTAGAACGTGAAATAAATAAATGCATAATGCTCTGCGCCAACTGTCATAGAATTTTACATGAGAAAGAACGGAGATTTAAAAATGACTACGAAGACACTTGATACCCTTGTAGAAGACATCTACGCACTTATGGTCAACAAGAATACATCTAAAGATGTTGATGTTGAAGCTGAGATTAATCGTTTTGGTGAGTCCATTAAGGACCTTATGCGTAAAGAGTTTATCCCTCAGCGGCGTGATGCACGTAGTCTCCGTCTGTCGGCCATTGGTAAGCCTCTACGTCAACAGTGGTACTCATACAACAAATATAGTGGTGAGAAAATTCAACCACACACGTACATCAAGTTTATGTACGGTCACTTGATCGAAGAAATGCTGTTGTTCCTTACACGTCTGTCGGGTCATGAGGTCACTGATGAACAAAAGCTTTGTGAAGTCAATGGTGTCAAAGGCCACATGGATTGTAAGATCGACGGTGTGGTGGTAGACGTTAAGTCCACAAGCTCCTATGGCTACAAGAAGTTTAAGGACGGTACACTGGCTGCTGATGATGCCTTTGGGTACATTGATCAGATCAAAGCCTACGCTCATTCTGAGGGTAAACGTGAGTGGGCATGGTTAGCCATGGACAAACAAAATGGTCACTTGGCTGTACTAAAATATGACCTTGACGATAAAGAACATCCAATGTATAATTTCTATAGTAGGGACATTGAGGAAATTGTTGAAGAGGTAAAAAAAACTGTAGTGTCGGAAGACCTACCCTCTCCATGCTCGGAGCCTATCGCGGACGGAAAGTCGGGAAACTTCAAACTCTCTACAATGTGTTCTTACTGCCAATACAAAGAACATTGCTATCCAGACTTAAGGGCCTTCTTGTATTCTACTGGTCCAAAGTTTCTCACTACCGTAGTTAATGAACCTAAAGTAGACGAACTCAACTGGAAAAAAGGAGACTTAGATAATGGAATTTAAAGTAGTCAACACTCCACGGCATGACCGTTTCGAGAGTACAATCACAGGTCTACTGAATGACGGGTGGGAGCTTCATGGGTCTCCATTTGTATCACAGACGGGCGGTATGACCCAAGCTCTTCTCCGTAACACTCCAGCACCTAAAGCTTCTAAAGCTAAGACGAATGCCTCAGAAAAAGACGTTTCGTAACCCTTGGGAAGCAAGTATCGCAGAGACCTTAGGTGGTCTCTGTCGATACGAGCCCTTCACCATCCCTTACATCACACACCGGGAGTACACTCCAGACTTTGTTGGTCAATCTTCCTCAGGTAAACAGGTTATCATAGAAGCCAAAGGGTTCTTTCGAGTAGGGGATACACAGAAATACAAAGCCATTAGAGACGCACTGGAAGATCATCAAGAATTAGTCTTCATCCTATACAAACCAGAGACTAAAGTACGTAAGGGTGGAAAGATAACGATGGCTAAATGGTGTGACAAAGAAGGTATCAAATGGTTTCTAGCGGAGAATGCATCAGATGCCCTTACTATATGATCAATTCATTAAACGTTTAGCACTTATGGCGGACCCTGATCTACTCTGTGATGTCCTTGATATTACCTCTGAGGACCTTCTAGAACGCTTTGGAGATATCGTAGAGGATCGTATAGAACTCCTACAGGAAATCTATGACGTAGATGTCCTAGGAATAGATGAAGAGGATGACACATATGACTGAAGACAGTATGTTCTTTGCCCCTCAGGACCCTTTAGTACCCCGCATGGAACAAGTAAGGATCATGTGTAAAGAGCTTAAAGACTATCCTGATGATACCTTTGAGGCTCAAGCACTTACTCAGGCTATTATCCTTCTTCTCGACTCTTGTTCCTTAGAACATAATCAACCCACAGGAGCTATGCATTAATGATGACTAAAACATTCACCCGTGAAGATAAAGTAGCTGAGTTTCATAAGCACATGAAGCTAGATTTAAATAGCCAAGCCCGTGCTTCTCTGGTACAATTACGTAGTAAACTGATCCAAGAGGAAGCCTTGGAAGTCGTACAGGCCCTACAGGACGTTGAAGTGTTCCTACATAGGGGTTTAAGTGTACCACAGATGATATGGGCTGATCTCTTGAAGGAACTAGGAGACCTGCAGTATGTCTTATCTGGAACTATTGTATCACTTAAGCCGATTAATGGACCTTTTGATGTCGCATTTAACCGTATCCATGACTCAAATATGTCTAAGCTAGACGATAATAATAACCCTATTTATAATGAAGACGGGAAGGTCCTAAAGGGTCCTAACTATAAAGCACCTAACCTCATTGATCTTATAGCCTAAGGAGTTACCTATGTACGGACCTAAAGTTAAAGAATGCAGTGATCTACACGCACGTAAGTATCGACTGCCTAATGAAAGTTTTGAAGAAGGATGTGAACGTAATGCCGCAGCCATGTCAGACAACGAAGGACACCGTAAGGTCCTCAAGCAAATCTTCCTTGAACAACGATTCATGGGCGCAGGGAGAGTACAATCCGCTATGGGGTCTCCACGAAATGTTACCGCCTACAACTGTTTCGTATCGGGGCAAGTTGAAGACAGTATGGATTCGATCATGTCTGCTGCTTCTCAAGCTGCTGAAACGATGCGTCGAGGCGGTGGTATTGGTTATGATTTTAGCCGTATTCGTCCCTCTGGTGATCGCATTGTCTCCCTTGGTTCTACTGCCAGCGGACCTGTTTCTTTTATGCGGATTTTTGACGCTGTTTGCGGAACGATTGCAAGCTCAGGTCAGCGCCGTGGAGCGCAAATGGGAGTCCTTAGAGTAGACCACCCTGACATTGAGGAGTTTATCCGTGCTAAACGTAATGAGAACCAGTTGACTAATTTTAATGTCTCTGTAGGCGTTACTGATGAGTTCATGAGTTGTGTTCAAACAGGTAAACCGTTCACCCTTCAGTTCAATGGACAACAACATGGCACCTTAGATGCAGCCAAGTTGTGGGATGAGATTATGCGGTCCACTTGGGATTGGGCAGAGCCAGGTATTCTATTCCTTGATCGTATCAACGAAGACAATCCACTTCATTACTGTGAGGTTATTGAAGCGACTAACCCATGTGGTGAACAGCCTCTACCGCCTTTCGGTGCCTGTCTTCTTGGGTCCTTCAACCTAGTCAAGTACATAGCTGACGGTAAGTTTAACTTTACTCAGTTTAAAGAAGATATTCCTCATGTAGTACGTGCTATGGATAACGTTATTGATCGCACCAAGTACCCTCTAAAGGAACAGGAACATGAAGCTAAACAAAAGCGTCGAATGGGTCTTGGGATTACTGGGCTTGCTAATGCCATTACTATGTGCGGTTATAGCTACGGGGATGACAATAGCCTTCGTCTTACTCGTAAGATAGTAAAGACACTAGCCTGTGAATGTGTGAGCGCCAGTAGTGATCTGGCTGTTGAGAAGGGTAGCTTCCCATTGTACGATGGGGACCAATGGCTCTCAAGTGGTTACGCTAAGAAGCTTCCTGATGACCTACGTGCTAAGATCGCTGCACAGGGTATGCGTAACAGTCACTTGACTTCCATTGCACCTACTGGTACAATTAGTTTCACAGCAGATAACATTAGCAGTGGGATTGAACCAGTGTTCGCTTATGAAATGAACCGTACTGTCCAGACTGAGAACGGTGCGACCATTGTGCCTCTAAAGGACTACGCTTATCACTACTATGGTGTTAAAGATAAGACTGCTGATGAGTTGACTGTAGACGATCACCTTAACATGCAGATTGCAGTGCAGCCGTGGATTGACAGTGCTGTATCTAAGACCATCAACGTAGGTGAGAACGTAAGCTTTGATGAGTTCAAAGATGTCTACATGAAAGCATGGAAAGGTAAGCTTAAGGGTGTTACAACGTTCCGTCTGTCAGGTAAACGTTATGGTATCCTTAATAAAGTAGAGCCTGACAATAAGATTGAAACTGAGTCTGACGGGGCCGCATGTTTCTATGACCCTGAGACCGGAAAAAAGGAATGTGAATAATGTACGGTAAAGATGTCCACGAAATTATGAATGAAGCACATAAGTTGTCTAATGAAGATCATCCTTTGGAGTCCTATAGTCGTATCTATGAAGAGGACCCTGTAGTCGCCACTAACATTGTACGTCTACGCCAACGCAGTGCTGAAGGTATGAAGAAGTATGGCACCACTATGATGCGTGATGACCTGAGTGCTGAAGAGTGGATTGAACATGCTATTGAAGAGGCACTTGACTTTGCTAATTACCTTGAGGCCCTTAAGAGAAAGCTTAAACGTGATGAGTAACTTCAGTGACAACACATTCCACCCTGTAACTGGAAAGATCGAAAGGGCACAGTGGTTGGATGATTACTTTGGGCGTTATCGCTACGCTGTGAAGTTTCCTAACGATGATACCTACTACGATCCCTACGGTGCAGGGGTCATTATCGAACGGGTAGGCCCACAAGCTATGAAGCTGATTATGGAACTTGAGGTGTTAGTTAATGGCAGTTAAAGAACCTGACTGGAAAAAGATGGTACTTCATGCAATGGCAGAGCGTACAGGTTTGTACTTTATCTGTGGCGAAGGTAGGGAGAAGGAAGATAAACATTACTTACCTAAGTACATTCATGTCTGCCCTGCTTACGGAGCAGATATGAGGTCAACAGTACGCTACGAAAGGATAGATACTAATGAAGGTTGATTACATACAACACTGTGGCGACGATCTTACTGTTGTCAATGCAGCACGGGTCAGCTTCGATAAGGAGAGTGGTTGGGAAGTTGATGACCCTGAAGCACTGTTTAAGGGACAGGACTGCCACTTATATCTAAACCAGAAAGACACTAAGCTTGTTCAGTATCTTGCACGTCACCAGCACACAAGTCCATTTAATCACTCATTCCTAACAGTCAGAGTTAAAGCGCCTATCTTTGTAGCACGTCAGTTGGTGAAACATAAGTTCATGCCTTGGAATGAAATCAGTAGACGCTACGTAGATAGTGAACCGGAGTTCTATAAGCCTGAAGTATGGCGTAAGAGAGCTGATGATAAGAAGCAGGGGAGTAGTGAGAGTGACTCTGGATGGACACCTACATGGTCAAGCACTCAATACACCTCAACTGAACATGCCTTAGCTGAGTATAAAGATGCCTTAGATAGTGGTGTCTGTCCTGAACAAGCACGTATGGTACTACCTCAGTCAATGTACACTGAGTGGTTCTGGAGCGGTACTCTAGGGGCTTTCTGTGATATGTTAAATCTTCGATTAAAAGAGGATACCCAAAAGGAAACGAGAGAGGTAGCTACACTGATTTCTGAAATAGTAAAGACACATTGGCCGGTTTCTTACGAAGCTCTTGTAGGTGATAAGTAATGACAGACGATATCTTTATAGCTTGGGCCGCAGGGCTGTTAGAGGGCGAAGCGTGTTTCTCTAAATCCTTAGATAAAAGAACAGGACATTACGCCTGTAGAGTTTCTGTTGAGTCTATCGACATTGACGTGCTTAAAAAACTAAAGAGTCATTTAGGTGGAAACTACTATGAAAACAAAGCCCCGTCTAAACCAAAACACTACCAAAGAAGTTGGCGTTGGCAGCTAAATAAACAAAAGGATGTTTATTCTCTACTCTCAGCTATTTACATTTTTATGTCAGCGCGGAGAAAGAAGAGGATTAACGAGATACTGGAGTACTTAGATAATAAAGTTTAACTGGAGTGGCACGTTAGGTGCCTTCTTAGATATGCTGAAGCTACGGCTTAAGCCAGACACACAAAAGGAGACCAGAGAGATCGCAGTGATGATCGCTGAGATTGTTAAACAACACTGGCCTGTAAGCTATGAGGCTGTCTTAGGAGAATTGTAATGAAACTGATCTATTTTATCTTGTTTGCTTTTGTTGCCCTTCTGACATATGCTTGTCAAAATACCGCTCAAGCGTATCAAAAGGGTGATACCACTACAATAGCCTATATCTGTAAGACTGAACAAGCTATGTTAAAACTTGCAGAGATAGACGCACAGGACACTGACGCTGCTGGTTTGGTAATGCGTATGTATTTTCAAGAGCGAGAATGTATCCTCTTTATGCCACCGGGGAAGACGGCCTTTGTAGCTGGTATCCTTTTAGAGTACCAAGACTCCAAAGGTGTCCTTACGCAAGTCTTAGAGGTCATTGGAGACGATAGACGAACAGTTTATTATACCGTTGTGACTGTTCCTGTTAAAGAGACCCTTTAAAGAAGAGCCACCCCAGCAACCATACCAAACCCACTCATTCCTTCAGCCCAACGTGTCGGATGTAAGTAGTCTGGGAGATAACGTGATGCGAAAGGGTAGCTAAGGCCCCCAAGGGTAGCCACTAGGATACTTAGTAGTCCACCATAGGCAAAGGACACCTCAGGACACGCTGCGGCAAGGCCTGAGGCCACTATGAAGACTGCTGAGTACCTAAGTGTCATCCACCAAGACTCCCACCCCTCACCAGTTAGTTCCTTAATGAACCTTGAGGGTCCTAAGAGGTAACTTACATAGGCTAGTACAGCTACAAAGAGACCCCATAGAAGGGGTAGACTCATGTAGGCCGTCACTAGGATCGTAAGGGCCATAAGGACATTAGGGTGTAGGATACTTCTCCATTTACCACTCCCATCCCATACACGAATTATAGCACCTAAAATACCTGCAAACATTATTCTTCATCCTCTGTTCGTGCTATGGGTTTACCCCCACGTAGAATAGCAGCCATGACGTTCTGAGCTACAGCTCCTGAGTCCTTTTGTGTCGGCTTAAGGTTAGCCAAAGCCTCACCAGTGCGATATTGAGCTTTGTTAATCACGGCATTAGGCATCTTCTTTGTAGGATCAGCCCCAAAGAGTGTAGTCATTACCTTCTCTACAGACTCTCTAGCTGCCTGTTGTTCTGCCCTCTCAAGGTCCATAGATGTCTCTACTGCCTTACTCTTACGTCCTTTGTTCAATAGGTCGTAATGCATTGGAGTAGATACAGCGACCAGACGGTCTGCCATAGGGGCCTTAAGTGAAAACAGATCATGTTCATCGTTCATGAAGCTAGTCATTGTACCATCCTTCTTAATGACAGTAACAAAATTAGCACCACCTAATTCATAAGCGTCAGTCTTCTTAGCTCCTTGAACAATGATAGGGTCCCCTTTGAGGGCCTTTTCTTTGTTGTACACTTTAATACCTTGTTCCTCTAAGGAGTTCACCAGTTCTTTATTGGACTTCTTAGGACCACCTGTGAAGGCCCTCTTAACTGCATTGATGTTCTGTCCACCAAATACATTACCACCAGAGGACTTAAAGATAGCCTGAAGGTTACCTGAGGACTGCGTGTTAGGCCTACGTACTGCCATACGGTACGGAACATCATCAGAGACACCCTGTAGCTGTTTAATGGCCCTAAAGACCGTATCTAAGGTGTCTTGTTTCATTCCAGTAGCTTTACCCATAACCTCTTGGTAGCTTTTGGCATCTAGATCAGCCCATGCTTTCTGATCCATCCCATCTAACTGATCATAGAATTTACTAGGAGAGTTATACTGAGTATTAAACTGACGGGATTGATTGATCTGCCCCATTAGTTTCTTATCTGGATTATCATAGATGGACTGACCTGAGATACGAGCCTCTAGTTTATCTCCTAGATTAGGTTTATAAGTACCTTCCATCTTAGCCATCATCTCTTGAGCTACTTTTTGGTCCGTAAGGGATACACCTTGTTCCTTCCATAGCCCTTGTGCCTTAGGGGAGTATGCAGCCTCAAGCATGTTCTTTGCCCCTTGGCCTGAAGCAAAGGCAACACCAGCGGCCTGTTGTGCTGGGTTGCCACCATAGAAGCCGGGAATGTAGTTAGGCGCATGATGTACAGCCTTATTAAGCTGATCCTTCATGCCCTGCTTCACACTCCTAGCGGCCACCATAGGCGGCACAAAGGGCAGCAGACCAGCAGCAGCCAGACCTGCATTAGTCCAGCTAGGATCATCATAGAGAGCCTTAGCGTCAGCGATGCCTCCTATAATATCACCAGCAACAGGGATTGGTGAGGTCATAAGTGCAGCTTTGTCTAGAGCAGACATATTGTCCCAAAGGCCCTTGTAGTTTAACTGAGCCGTAGAGGTACCAAAGTCCTTACGTTTACTCTTGGCCATTGCCAAAGATACTCCCTGTTAGAGATTCAATGATTTCCGCTTCATCTAATCCATCAGCGACCATGTTATCCACAACTTTATTAATCAATACTGTTGATTGCTCTACGATCTTCTCCATAGAGGCCCCTTTGGCACCCATCTTGTCAATTTCAATGAGTTTAGCTACGTACTTAGGGTTTGTAGCAGCCCTTGCAAGGAACACAGGACCACCAAGGATCGCCCCTGCAGACATTGCAGCGGTACCTACATTAACAATACCAGCAGCAGCACCTACCCCAAGGCCCGTAAGGGTACCATATTCCTTCCCACGCATAAACAACGTAGCAAGACCTGACTCAGGACGTGTACCTGCAGAGGCCATCACGTTCACAAGCTTCTTATAGTTCCCGTAGTTAGGACCTAAGATAGCTCTGACCTTCTTAGCGTGTGCAGGGTCCACAAGGGCCTTAGCTTCCTTTAGGAATGCCTTAGGGTCCAAAGTATCAGCAGACAGACTACCTAATTGCTTCTCTACATAGGAACGTCTAATGACTTCCTTAGCTTCATCAGCGGTTCTAAAGGACAGCTTAGATACATCACCTGCAGGTATCTTAGCGTAGGCCTTGTCGATAGACTTCATCATAGCCATGATGTTCTCTACTTTATCCCCTACATTAAAGATATTACCAATGGCTGCATAAGTTTGTTTATTAGCACCTCGAATAAAATTAGCATTGATATCAGGGAACATAGTAGTAACGTCTTGACTAAATCCTTTTTGTAAAGCTCTATAATCTCTACCTGATACCTGACTAACCTTCGTGATTTCACTACGAATACGTACCTTAACTCGTTTAGATAAGTTGGTTAGCTCTCTTGCTGTAACAGGATCAAATGCAGCAGTGTCAAAGTTTGATACTTCGTTAATCTTCTTACCTAAGGCCTTATCAAAGTCCAATAAAAAGTTAGCAGGGGCTTGACTAGTATCACCCATTAGGTCCGTAAGCTCCTTAATAACTGACTGAGTCTTATTATTAAGAACAGAGTTACCAAGGGCATCTACATTAGCCTTCTCAAAGTTCCCAATAGCGGACTTAAGAGGCTTAAGGTCAACCATGTTGTTAGACAACTTAGCTGCTATTTCACCTAACTTAACTCCATACTCTGCATTCATAACCTGACGGCCTTGGTTAAGTGCTTCATTAATCCCTCTACCAATATCATCAGGAGACAGTCCCACAGTAGGACCTAAGAGTTTGTTAATATCATCCTTAACGAGACCAGCAATAGCTTCTTCATTTTGTTTAAATACGTTCTGAGAGAAGATACCAGTACGTGCTAGGTTCTCTCGTACAGTTGACCATGCATCAGTGACACCTACTTGGAAGGGGGTCAAAGACAGCCCTTGGTCCTGAAGTAGGTCTTGGGACTGCATACGTGCTGCATCAGTACCAAAGTCCGCAGCTTGACCAGAGGCCAATTGTTTAACAAGGTTCTCAGCAGGTTCCCCTGCGGCCCAACGGGCCTTAAGTGCAGCCCATGCAGGTTTACCTACAAACTTCCCTAGGCCTAATGTAGCTACATCCATACCAAGAGAGATAGCACCTTCCTTCAAGGCCTGAGTGAAGTCTAGATCATTACCAGTGGCTACATCAGAATACAAAGACCCACCACTGGACCCTGCAGCACCCCCAAGGATAGAGCCTACTAAAGCCCCACCTGGGAGAGGCGTTAGGAAACCTAAGATACCGCCAGCTACAGCACCACCAATTCCTCCTGGTAGTTCACCATTCTCATTGAGGTACTTCTTTACATCATCTACAGTCATGTCCTTAATGGAGTCATAAGCATCCGTAAGGAAACCCATGACAGTAGCCTCATCAGCAGGTTCCTCTGTAGGGGCCTCAGGAGCCGCAGGTTCCACCACAGGGTCACTATCCCAAGGGTTACCACCTGAGAGGTCCTGAGGGGCCTCTGGAGAAGCTCCTACGATAGGGTCGTTGTCCCAAGGGTTCTCCATTATTGTTTAACCTTCTTGTCTCCGTTAGGGGTGATGTATGTCACACCCTTAGGTAACGCATTATACTCAGAGGTATTCTTAATTTGCTTAGGATTTTCCCAAGAGTTAATGATAGCTTGAGACTCTTTAGAGGATGCTGTTCCACGGTCTGAAAGAGCCTTTTGGTAGTCCTTAGCAGTAAAGCCGGGGCTCAGATACTTAGACTCACGGTTAACTTTCTTCTCCAAGACCGTCACAAGGTCCTTAAGGATAGCTTCGTTGACTGCATTACCTTGGTTAAGACCTGCTTCAACACGCTCAAGGAACTTACGTTCACCTTCAGTAGGTTGACTACCAAACTGTCTGATCTGAGACACAATCTTACGACCAGCTAAGGTGTTAAAGTTACCTACGTTAGCTGGGGTGATACCAAAGAAGTCAGTCATCTCTTTAGTCATGGCCTGTAGACCACCTGTCTTAATGGTAGGCAGAATACGAAGCATTTCTTGTGAGGCCCTAAGGGTCGAAAGGTTACCCTCAAGGTTCTCTGCGATTGAAGCCTTAGTATCCACAAACTTCTCAGTCTCTTTAGTCTCTCCAGCTTCACCTACACGCTCTGCCGCAGTGAGGCCTTTGGAGCCTAAAGGTTCCACAGCACCCTGAGGTTTAACCCCTTGAGTACCGTCTTGAGCTACATAGACTTCTTCAGAGGTACCGTCCTTATAGAAGTTCATAAACTTAGTGAACCTACGGCCTGTAGAGTCTTTAAACTCTCCAGCTTTCTGAGTGTTCTTAAGTTCCTTAGTAGCCTTACCTTCAGCCATAGCTTTAAGTAGTTTAGAATTGGCTACGGTCTCGTTCTGACGTGTCTGAGCCATGGACTGAGCCATAACAAGGAACTGTTGGGCCTCTTGTACATACCCACGGGACATAAGCTCACCAAAGCCCATCTGCATCTCTTTCTCAGAGATCACACCATCATCAGCCTGAAAATCAGCCAACATTTTAGTAATGTCTGCTTTATCAGTCTCACGCTTACGTGCAGCTTGGAGCCTAGGGTCTTCATCTAGACCGGGGACTAAACCTGTTAGACCGGGGACACCTTTAGCCAACATAGGTGCAGCAGCCCGTAAGGCCTCTGCTTGCTGTTGTGCAGCCTTGGCAACCAAAGACGAGTAGTAGTTACCACCAGCACCAGCATTATCAGCCATAGCCTGACGAATACGTTGGTCACGCTCTGCCCCCATGGTACGACCTACATCGTTGAATGTAGTTCCCGGTTGAAATAAACCCATATTGTCTTGAGCCATTATTTTAATTCCTCTTTAAATACATGTTTGTAACATTCACGCATAGTCTTCCCCGGTGTTGGTTTAGCGAAGTTAGAACCTTTAACACCCATGCCTCGTACTGTGCGAATACCATCTGCCGTGTATGAGTAGTTATCGGCAGTCATAAAGTTAAAGACAGGCTCTACAGTGCCCTTAGGCTCCACACGTCGAACCGAAACAGTACCGTTAGCAGTCATGAGTTTATCACCCAACTGGAGCCATTTGACCCTAGCAGCCTCACCGTTGGACCTAATGACCCACTCTTCTTTAGAGACACCAGTGTCATTAAGCCACCAGATGTTCTCAGGTAAGACAGTAAGTTCAGTGATTGCTTTAGGTTCCAAAGGAGTATTCCATCGTTGATCATCCTTAGGGAATGTCATAACGACATCACCAATAGCTAGGTCCTCAATGTTCTTAGATGAGTTATCACCCATGATCACCTGAGTACCTGCTACCCAACAGCCACCTGAGGAGTCATCACCACCTGAGCCATCACCGCTTTCGGAACCACCACCACTATCAGACCCACCAGGACCTGATGTGGTACCCATACCACCAAAACCAACTCCATGAGTGTCCTCTGACATGTTAATACCTAACGCATTAGCAACGCCTTGGACACTTTGAGCAGCCTCTACACCAGAAGCAGCATCACCCGCAACACTGCCAAGCATCCCACTTACCGCAAGACCTACATTAGGGTTAGACATGTGGGCCAATTGAGCCATAGTTAGAGGAGCGGTGATGTTACTAATTTCACCAAACATATTATCTTGTTCGGTTAGTTGAGATACAGCGTTTTGAGGACCAAAAGCACTAAAGGGATTAAAGGCTGAAAAGAACGCTTCAACAGGGCTAACGTTAGCAGCTAAATCTTCCCCAATAGTCACATTCTCATTCATCATGTTAGCTTGTACTGCTTGTCCAATAGCGTTAATACCTAACCCTACTGCCATAGGGGCTCCAAACAACCCAAGACCCTTACTTGCAACATTGGCCATATTACCTATGTCCATCATGCCTAATGTTGTAGGGTCAGGACCGGGGTTATTACTTCCACCACCACCGCCTAAACTATCAAATAGTCCTTTGGCCCCTTGTAGGACCACAGGAGCATTTGTAGCTGGAGTAGCAGCGTTAACTTGACCCATACCAGTAGGTAAATTACTCTGCCAGTTTTGTAGCCAATTAGAGTTAGACTGACTATTATAACCTGACTGAGGGGACATAGGGGCATAAGTAGCTCCTTGACCCAACAGCCAATCCCCTAACCAATTAGGGACATCTGCCCCTAGTAGTCCATTTACAGCCATTAGGTCTTCCTAGGAGTTAAGAACAATCCACCCATAGCATTCAATGCTGAACCACCGGGGCTAATGGCCTGAGGCTGATACTGCATACCAGCCGCTGTAGTACGAGCCTGAAGGCCTGATTGAGCCGCTTGTCCAGTAGAACTACCGACACCAAGACCCAACTGACCTTGTTTAAATGGCATCTCAAGGAGCCCTTGAGCTTGTCCCAAGTCACCAGACTCACGTCCAAGAAGCTGATCAATAAGTTGTTGTGCTTGACTAAAACTCTGTGTCTGTCTCTGTTGTTGTGAGGCTAAGATGTTTTCATTAAGTTCACCCATAGCCCGTTGGCCCCCTGTGGAACCTAAGCGTCCTTGGGCCATGAGCCGTGTCTCAGCATCAGTACGCATCTCGTCTTCACGGGGTTGCCAATACTGCTGTTGTTGATTATAGAACTCATTAGCAGCATTAAAGGGGTCTATAGACAATGCTGTAGCTTGTCCACCAAACATACCTGAACGATCAAGAAGACCTTGATAGATATTCTGTAGGTCTGGCGATAGGTTCAAAAGGGCTGATCGACTGTCTTCATCAAAGGTAGCTGTACCACCTAAGGACCCAACAGACCAAGGTTGTGCAGCAGCTTGAGCGGCTGTAGCTGACTGTCTAATAGCGTCAGCATTAGCACGTCCAGCAGCAATAGCGGCCTGAGAGTTTTCTCTAGCACCTAGGTAACTAAGACCACCTCCAATTAAGCCACTATAGGTATCAGGTGAACTAAAGAAATTACCTACACCAGATACAACTGAATCCCATAAACCCATTTTAAAATTCCTTTTGTTTCATTGTAATATTTTACCTTATTTTACCTTGCTTTGTCAATAGAGTTGTGTTAACAAGGCTTGAATAGTTACCATTAACTTCTACGGTCATCTTAAGACGTATGACTTTACCAGTACGTGCCAAAGAGACTTTATATTCTCTAGGTCCTTCTGCAGATGCATATGTAGCAGTACCAAAGAGAGAAGCAGTCTTACCGTAGAGGAATATGTTACCACTAGAGGTTAACGTAAAGGAGTTAGAGAAAGCAGAACCTGTCTCATAATCTTTAGAGACAAATACTTCTGCAGTGGCCCCTCGACCGCCAACAATAGTAAACAAACCACTCTTAACGATCTTAGAGAATACAGGGTTATTGAGGTCCAACCAAGCACTTTGGAATGTGTAACTATAGTTAGAGTTGGTATATTCCCAACAGGTAGAGGTTTCCCAAGTGTTTAGAGCGGTCTCACAGACCCCTTGGTTAGCATAAGTACCTGTGACGTTTGCAATAGTTACGTCATAATATCCATCATACTCAGCTATGGAGTTTGAGAGACCTAAATATAACTTTCCATCAATAGTACCAAAGCCGCATAAGGGTGCAGATGTAAAGGACCATGTGGTAATCCTAGGGAGCTTACTAGAGGTAAAATCAAAGACGTAGGTGATGGACTCATTAGGCATAAAGAGGACTACAATACCATCTTCAGGATAATAAGTTGATTTGACTGCATCTACGTCTGTAGTAGCCAATAAACGAGTTAGGTCGTTACGTACTGCCACTGAGATATCATCAATAGGGGCTTTACCATCAGTCTCCACAAGACGGCTAAGGGACTTCATGCCCTCATATGATAAGAATAGAACATCTGTATTAACATACGTGATGTTATCTCGACCTGCTAGACCATCCCCACGAATAAGTTCATCAAGGACCATTGTGGTAGGATCAGAGGCACCATCATAAATAGCAATGTTGTTGGTACCAAAGATAATCAATTTATTCATGATACCAGCAAGACCGACAATACAGTCATTACCCCATACGGTCTTAAGGTCAAGAACACCAGCAGCACCGCCACTAAGTTTTTCACCAATAAGGTTATCAGAGTAATAGACTACGCCGGGGTCCTCAGTGATACCACCATACCACATACGACCATATTCACCTAAGGCACATGCAGGGTCAAATGTAGACACACCTGCAGGTGCAGCATAGGTCCCTAAGTCTTCCATATCGTACCAATCAGTCCCATCATAATTAATCACTTTATGACCAGACTGAACACCCCAAAACTCATCATTGAAGTTAATGAACTGCCAATTGGAGTCTGTGATGGTCTGAGGGGTACCTGAGAAGGATTGAGTAGTTAGACTAGCAGGGATTACTGAGGTGTCTAGTTTGACAATAGTGGCCCCTGAGGCACCAAAGTATTCCTTAGTTTTATCAGCTTTAGTATATTCTCCAATAGACTTAATAGGGTTAGCTATTGTCTTAGAGATTTGTTTAATACCCTTTCTAGAGGCAATACGTCCTTGAAAGTCAAAGACACAGTTATCAGCTAAGGTCAACCATTCAGGCCCAAGGGTAGAGTCCTGAGATTGGGTGTTTAGACCCGCTGATCCTAGTCCGTTGAGGACTACTGGTGTGATAGGTTTAGACGGCATTCCAAGTGGTCTCATTTACTGTTCTAAGTTCATCTTGGGAAATAGCATCAGAGAGAGCATTAGAGAAACGAGATGCAGCAGCATCACTTACAGTACCAGCATCCTCTCCACGCTCATTAAGGGCCAATGCGTAGGCACCTAGGACTACTAGGTACTCTTGGACCGTAAGAGTGTCTGTTGCGTCTGTGAGGTCATCCTGAGGCTGTACAGCGTGTACCTTAATGTCATAAGTAGCATCAGGGGTAGGCCAAAAGGAAATCTCATTGTCCTTAAGACGATAATAAGAAGGGACACCAGTTTGAGTATCACCTACATAAGTGTAGTGATAGAATTGTGCATCAGAGATATGTGTCAGAACTGAGTCATTAGTGTTGTCAATGACCTGTAGGACCCTTGAGCGTTCATTGAGCCCTGACATGGTGTAGGAAGCTGTAGAGGCTGCTGTCGTAACCGTCTCAATGGTCCTAAGGCCACCCCAGTTCCATGCATCTTCTACGACCTGTTTAGCTTCATTAACCAACTCACCAATAAGCTTCTGATAGTCCTCTACTGATGTAGAATCATTAATAGCTCCAGCCCAATCACTGGCGATAGTGTTCTCTCGCATCCTAATTAAGATTTTATTGATAATCTGTCTAAAGGCCATTATTTCTTCCCATCAATGTAAGTTTGAACACCCTTAACGATGCCTTTGACCCCAAAGGATGCAGCAAAGGCTACAAACAAAAGGGTCCAATATTGTTCTGGTATGTTTGTTTGAATGATCACAAAAGCATCTCTAATACGATCTACCATCTCCATGTTATTACAGACTGCAGCAAGAAACATGGCTACAAAAGGTGCTGTAATAATTATAGTTAGATACTCATCCTTCCAAGACTCTCCACTATTGGTAGCTTGGATTTGATCCCACTCTTGGTCCCCTTTGATTACCGCTACTTCACGCTCATGTTTAGCCTGAGCCTTCTCAGCTTTATTCTTAATTAAACGTTCACCGATACCAAAGATACCAGAGATAAGGGGTCCAATGAAAGGTATCATTTACGTAGTTCCCAATGTGGCATATCCCACTTCCAAAGATCATAACCCCAATGTAGATCACGTTCTCCAACGGTATCACAAGCCTTCTTAATTACTTCAGAAAGCTCATGGAACCTTTGTAAGTTCTCCCAGTCAATAGGGTAAGGGACAATATCTACAGCTTTAGAGGGGAAGTGATTATGATTAGACTTAGGGTACTTAAGTTTTGAGGCTCCTGAGGTATAAGCTTTGTTCTGTTCTTCCTCAGTACGATAGCCACATAAGACACTAAAGTCATAATGTTTAATAGCTTCATTCAAGACAGTAATGATACGTTCATCACAAGTCTTAAGTGCTTCTTTACTACGGGTTCCAAAAGTGTACATTATTTATTCTTATCTGCTAACCAAAGGGTCAAAAGACGATCTACACTATCTTTAATCCCTTTGGTACGTTCATCTACTGCTGTGACTTTATTAGCAAGGTCGCTTACAACAGCCTCTTGATTTTTAATCTGATCCCACATACGTCTACGTATTTCAATGTTATCAGCAATATCCTCTTCTACACCTTGCAGCCTTTGATCAGTCTCAGCTTTCCAAGTAGCACCTACGAAGACAAGGCTAGCTGTCTGAAGGAATAAAGCAGCTATGAGGCCTAAGGGGACCCTTTTGTCTAAGTGCCATTGGTTTTCCCTACGGTTTTCTCCTTCAAATTCAGCCATTATCTCGCCCGTCCTTGTTGTGAGAGTGTGTCGCCGCCTTGGAATGGTGAGCCAAATACTAGCTGTACGATCTTGTCACCACTCGTCCAGTTCAATGCCGTTGCTGTTGAGCGTAGTTTCTGACCGTTCGATAACAGGTCTATGTTTGCGGTAACGCTTGGCGGTGCGGCATTGTGATAAAGACCAGCCGAACTAGAGCGGGGGTTATATGTTTCAGACGCGGCATCATAAGCAAGCATACCGCCAGCACTGTTCCTTACCACGGTCCACAGATAAATCGGAGAAAGACCGTTGTAGATAAACGGACCATCAGTGCTTCCGTTTGGCACGGCTGACGATAATGAAATACACCCGCTGTCAGGCGTCATAACAATATAATCGTAAGTGCCGGTCGCCTCTGCTGTGTCAATGTCGAAAGAATTAGCGCCCACGTTTTCAATGGCACTATCTAACACCTCTGCCGAATAATTTGTGATGTCGTACAAGTCACCCGCCGTAAACTCAGGATGATACATCCAGATAGGGCGAGAACCAGCCGTGTCGCGGTCAAACAATAAGATGCAGCAGTCGGCATTTCCAAGATTGTGCGTAATGGTCGTGTTGGCCCCGTTCGTATGCGACACGGAACCAATGGCAACCCCTGTCGCGTCACCGTTTAATACAAACCCCGTCCAATTGTTTGTG